CGCAGCTTGGATAAGCGCAAATGAGCATGACCGCCGCCGAACTCCTCGAGGCCGCCCTGGACGGGACGCTTCAGGACGATGACGCCCCCGCCGAGCAGCCGGACGCCAGCACCGAAGGCGTGCCCGCTGCCGCCTCTGCCGACGAAGGCCAGACCGAAACGCAGGACGCCAGCACCGAGACGGAAGTCGAGGGCGCGCCGATCCTCTCCAAGTCCGGCGCCTACACGATCCCCTACGAGAAGCTGGCCGAGGCCCGCGAAGCCCGCAAGGCCGCGCAGGACCGCATCGCGCAGCTCGAGCAGCAGGTAGCCGAGCTGACCAGCGCCCAGCAGCGAAACCTCGCCGCCGTGCAGGCCGACGCGCAGGACCGCGCGAACGCCGGGCAGGCGCAGACCGCGACCGACGCGAACCTCGCCGTCGCCACGAAGGCGATGACCGAGGGCGTCGATCTGTCGATTTTCGGCGACTTCTCCGAAGAGGACTTGGCAAAGGGCGTGGCCGAGCTCAATCGCCGCGCGATGGAGACCGTTCGTGCCGAGCTGCACGACACCATCCGCCGTGAGCTCGCCCCCCTTCGCGCGCAGGAAGCCAAGACGGCGACCGCCTCCCACTACGACGCGATCTACGCCGCCCACAAGGACGCGGACGAGATTGTCGAGTCGGCCGAGTTCGCCGCGTGGCGCGACAACCTGCCCGCGTTCGCCAAGGCCGGCGTCGAGCGCGCACTGACCAAGGGCGAAGCGAAAGACGTGATCGAGGTCTTCGACGCCTTCCGCGCCACCAAGCCGCCGCAACCCAACCCCAGCACCGCACGCACCGCGCCGGAGGCGCCTGTCCGCCGTGTGCCGAACTCCCTGTCCGAAGTGCCCGGAGCGGCGCCCATGGACGAAACGCAGCAGACCCTCGCCGCAGCCGGCAACACATCCGCCTTGCTCGACCGCATGGCCGCGATGACCCAAGAGCAACGCGACGCCCTGCTGGACAACCTCATCTGAATCCATAGGAGTCATCGAACATGACCACCAAGACCAACGTCCCGGCTTCCGCCGCGGATAAGCAGCGCGTCCTCGCCGCGGGCCTCTTTGCCCAGGCGATGCAGCGCAACAGCACCATGGGCCGCCTGTCCGGCCCCATGCCCAAGGGCGAGGCCGCAGCCGGTGAAGTCGTGCGCAAACAGACCAGCACCGATCTGCCGATCGTCAAGACCATGGACCTGTCGCGCGGCAAGGGCGATGAGGTCGAGTTCCAGTTCCTGCAGCCTGTTGGCGCCTACCCGATCATGGGCAGCGAGACCGCCGAGGGCAAGGGCACCGGGCTGAGCTACGACACCGCCCGCGTACGCGTCAATCAGGCGCGCTTCCCGGTCGATCTCGGCGACACCATGACGAGCATCCGCTCGGCCGTGGATTTCCGCCGCCTGGGCCGCCCGGTCGCGCAGTCGCTGATGGACAGCTACATGGACCAGTCCCTGCTGGTGCACATGGCCGGCGCGCGAGGCTTCCATGACAACATCGAGTGGCGCATTCCGGTCGCCGCCAACCCGAAGTTTGCCGCCATGGCGGTGAACCCGGTCAAGGCGCCGACCAAGAACCGCCACTTCATTGCCGACGGCACCAACGGCATCATCCCGTTCGCGCTCTCGGGTGCGGATGTGGACATTGCGACCACCGACGTTCTGAGCATGGACGTGGTGGATGCGATCCGCACGACCATGGAGTCGATCGCCCTGCCGCCGCCGGCCGTCAAGATCCCCGGGGACGTGGTGGCCGAAGACTCGCCGCTGCGCGTGCTGCTGGTCTCCCCGGCGCAGTACCACTCGTTCGCTCAAGACCCGAACTTCCGCCAGTTCCAGGCCAACGCCCTGGCGCGCGCGAGCAAGGCCAAGCAGCACCCGCTGTTCCTGGGCGAGTGCGGGCTGTGGAACGGCGTCCTCATCATGAAGATGCCCAAGCCGATCCGCTTCTACGCGGGCGACGCCATCAGCTACTGCGCCAGCCATACCGCCGAGACCGAGGCGACCGCGCTGGTGCCGGCCGGCTTCGGCACGACCCACGCGATCGACCGCGCCATCCTGCTCGGCGGCCAGGCGATCGCCCAGGCGTTCGCTGCGTCCGGTCACGGCGGCATGCCCTTCTTCTGGAAGGAGAAGGAGTTCGACCACGACGACAAGATGGAACTGCTGATCGGCGCCATCCAGGGCATCAGCAAGGTTCGCTGGCTGGTCGATCAGGGCAACGGCGTGAAGCACTACACCGACCACGGCATCGTCGCCATCGACACCGCCGTGCCCATCATCGGCGCGCGCCAGTAACGCGACCACCTGAGCAACAGGGCGTCACCTGACCCGGTGGCGCCCGCCAAGGAGAACTGAACACCATGTCCACCATCACCAAACTCGGCATCCCCGACCCGTCCAACCAACTCGGCGCGGCGCCCTACGGCAACCTGACCGCGTTTCGCTACGTCCTGAAGACCGTCGCATCTGGCGCCGTGGAAGGTGGCGATTCGACCGCGGCCGTCGCTTCGGGCGACACCGTGAAGATCGGCCTTCTGCCGGCGGGCTTTTGCCTGATCGACAGCGAGGTCGTCGTCAAGACCGGACTCACCGCCACCATCACCGCCAAAGTGGGCTTTGCCTACGCCGACGGCGTGGATTCGACGGCCGTGCCGCAAGACGACGACTTCTTCGGCACCGGCATTACCGTGGCGACCGCCGGCCGCTACCGCAACGCGACCAGCAACACCAGTGTGACCCTGCCGAAAGAGGCATGGCTGACGCTGACCACCGCGATCGCGGCCAACGCCAAGGCGTCGGAGCTGGAAATCATCGTCTTCGCCATCAACGAAGGTGTGGCGTAACTGCCATGAATCGGCCGGCTGGGTGATCCCCGGCTGGCCGATTGCACGAGAGGACAGCATGCAACTCATCGCCGTGAAGTACGAGGGCAAGAAGCCCTACCGGGACCGCACGCCGCTGCGCAACGAGTGGGAGCCCGGCGACGCCAAGCGCGTTCCCGAGCGTGACGCCC